TAATTAATACGAAAACCAAATGGACACCCCAGTACAAGGAAGTCCGGTCGGAGGAGGCTCGAGCAGGGCTGCTAAAGACCTGATGATGAAGAGAAAAAAGAAAACAAATGAAAAAATCACTCGTAAAAAAAATACAGTACGATATAAATAGGCTGGCTTTTCAGGAAGGAGTAAAACCATCAAAAGGAGCGTACAGAAAAGCTAAGAAGTTTTACTTGCAGGGTGATGAAAATTTAAGAGCTAAGATAAGAGGATGAGCAAATATCCTAAGCTTACTAACGAAGAAGGTTTATGCGTAATAATCCTTGCTAGTATAGTATTCATAATGGCTGAAATGTGGTAAAATGTAGGTATATGAAGACTAAAAAAGATGGGACAATAAGCCGTCAAGGCGAAGGTGGGGGTAAGCCTTCTAAATATCCTACCGAAGAATTAGCCTACGATAAATTATCTGGATACCTAAAAAAATGTGAAGATGAAAAATCTATGCCGAACAAGGCAGGCGCTTGTGTTTTTCTATCTGTAGACAAATCTACTTATAATGATTATAAAAAAAAGTATCCCCACACCTTTAAAGGTTTTGAAAATATAGTTGAATCTGCTTGGGTGCAAAGATTAGGCGGTAACTCTCCAACTGGTGCTATTTTTTATTTGAAGAACGCGTTTAGAGAAGATTGGAAAGACAAACATGAAACAGAATTAAACGGCACTATAAAAATTGAAGGTAACAAAATAGCTTTCGCGGAATATGGTAGTTGAACAAAAAGCAAATAAGATATTCGAACCGCTTTGGAAAAATCAGTCAAGGTATGTTATCTGTATGGGTGGAAGAGGCACAGGCCGTTCAACCGCCGGCTCTCAGTTTATTTTATCTCAGCTGTTAGCCCCTGAGTTCTTTCGTTGCGCTATTATGCGTGCTATTCACGGCGACATAAGACATTCTCTTTGGCGAGAATTAAACGACAGAATCGATGAGCAGAAAATAAGAGAAGCTCTGAGAATTACAGATAACGATATGAAGATAGAATATGGGCAGAATACTATCAATGCACACGGCTTCAAAGCCTCAAGTGGCTCTCACTCGGCTAAATTAAAATCTCTTGCGAATTATAACACTGTTGTCATAGAAGAAGCTGAAGAGATTGGCGAACAGGAGTTTATGACTCTTGATGACTCACTAAGAACTGTTAAGGGAGACATTAAAATAGTGATGTTGCTTAATCCCCCCGCCAAAAATCATTGGATAATAAGGAGATTTTTTAATTTAAAAAATAGCGAACAAGAAGGATTTTATATTCCGGAAATAAAACCTGATGTCAATGCCATTCATATCGGCGGAAATTGGAAAAATAATTCTGCTAACCTGGATAGCAACACTAAGGCTAGATATGAGGATTATAAGAATACTAAACCGAACTATTATTGTCAGATGATAGTCGGGCTGGTTCCGGAAGTTGTCAGAGGAAAAATATTTAATGGTTGGGAGTTGATAGATAATATTCCGCAAGAAGCGAGACTCGTAAGGTTTGGTGAAGACTATGGTTGGTTTCCAGATCCAGCGTGTGCTGTCGCTCTTTATTATTGGAACGGAGGATATATCGTTGACGAGTTAGCTTATGGAACTCATTTAACAAACGAGTTTTTGGCTGGAAAAATAAAAGAAGTTGGGAGCGCTTTAACAGTCGCTGACAGTGCTGAACCTAAAAGCATAGAAGAACAGAAGAATAAATACGGCCTTAATATAGTTGGAAGCGAGAAAGGAGCGGACAGCGTGGAGTACGGAATAAAGGTCGTATCTCAAAAGAGAATTTATGTAACAAGAAGAAGTAAAAACGTTTGGGATTCTTACGAAAACTATGCTTGGAAAGAAGATAAAGACGGTAATCCACTCGGAGAACCGTGCCACGAATGGAAGCACGCGATGGACGCTATCGTCTATCCGCTAGTATCTCTTTCTCAACCGGAGAAAGGAAAAATGTCTATTCATCGTCCTCAGTGGTCAGGATTTAACAGAAGATAACGCATATGGTATAATATTAGTAATGATAAATCTTATAGATAAAAAATCTGATTCAGTTTCTGCGTTCGCTCCAAGCAAAGAAATTTGCGATTTCACAAAATACGTGCAAGGCGATTATGCTAACGGATACGATATTTTAAATAAAGATTTTGAAGAACTAAATAATCGTAGTATTCTAATGGATATGAATCGCGGTGCGCGAATGGCGAATGCGTTTGTTGATGAAGAGGTAGAAACTCCCGAAGAAGCCTGGAAATGGCGAGGAACAAGAAGCAAGGCCAGAAATAAAGGACTAGCAATGCATGCTCAACTCACAGCTTCTTTTCTTATCCCCGGATTCTCCGCACAGAATGACGATGACGAGATAGACAGAGACTTTGGAAATGCGATGAGAGATATCATCGAATGGATGACACTTCCGACAAATTCTGATTACCAATCTTCTTTCTTGTCGCTTGTAAGTGGAATGATAGAGTCTCCTGTAGTTTATCTCGGCGCGGAATATTGCGAAGTGTTTCAGAAAATAAAGGAGAAAACAGAAAAGGGATATTCTGTGAAAGAAGTTCTCGATGAAGTTCTTTCCGGATTTAAAGCCCCTGTCTACACAGCAGACCAGATACTCATATCTAATGCTTACGAAAGAAATATCCAGAAGCACCGATGTATTATCAAAAGAACTTGGGTTGAATACGGAGAGGCTGAAGCTAAGTACGGCAAGCACGAAAATTGGGTGTATGTTCAGCCTGGAATAAAATCTATCTTCAACGCTGACGACGGTTTGTTTTACGATAGCAAAGACGATGACCATCCTAGCTTAGTTGCTATCGAGACCGCGATGTACAGAAGAGATGATACCGAAGTGACTTTTGTAAACGGTATCTATATGGGCGACAGCAATGTTGACAATAATCCGATAAAACACAGAGATAACCGCAATACTCCAAAGTATAACGTAATACCTTTCGGATACAGTCGAATCGGATCGCATTTCTTTTACTACAAGTCAATGATGAACGCCGTAGGTTGGGATAACCAGCTTTATGACGCGATGACGGAAGTAATAATGAACGACGCTTTCCTTGAGCTTGACCCCCCAACAGCTATATCCGGACAGGATAATGTTGATACGGATGTAAACTTCCCCGGCGCTGTAATCGCTTTTGCTGATAAGGATGTAAAGACCACTCCGATATTCCCTTCAAAGAACTTCTCGGCAGGGTTTAAAGCTTTAGTTGACACCTCCGAATCTATGGATGAAGCCACACTATCTCCTACAATGACCGGACAGCTCCCCGACGCTTCTCAAAAAGCTTTCACAGTGGCTCAAGCTCAAGCTAATGCGAAGAAACTTATAAACGGAACTGCCCAAACGCTTGCAGAGTCCGTAGTCGCTTACGGCCCTCTTATGTCCGACATCGCTCTTAATCACTTAACTGTTCCGCAGGTTGATAATATAACCGGTGATAACGGGAGACTTAAGTACAGAAAATTCCTTTTGGAGAAGCAGACTATTGACGGTAAGGTAGTAGATAAAGAAGTAAGATTTGACGACACGCTTGTCGGCTCTTATGGAACAAAGGAAGATGAGGACAAGATGAGCTTGAAACTACTGGAAGAGTCGGGCTATCCAGATACAAAAAAGCATATAATTGCTCTTAACCCCCACCTGTTCTCCAAGTTTAAATATCTTGCAAGGATAGATCCCGAAGAAATGTTCCCGAAGAACGCTGATACTATGCAGGCGTTATTGACTTCACTTTATCAGCTAGTCAGAGAAGACCCACTAATCAATTCCGAAGCACTTGTAAGAGAACTTATGAACAGTTACTTCCGTGGAAGGGGTGAGCAATTTATAAATGATAATCCTGAACAGCAAGAGCCTCAAATGCAAACAGCTGTCCCCCAAGACGGGATGCCTCAGCAGATAAGACAAAAGCAAATGAATAAAGTTATTAGCCAGGTCGATGTAGAATAATTATAAATAATAAAATATAAAATATGTTTGTAGAAATAAAAGAGGGAAAATTTGAATTAGTAAACGAATCAAAGGTAGACAGAGCTTTAAATGGTACTCCGCTCGCAGACGGTACAAGAAAAGGAGGAATCGTAAACGAAGACGGTTCTTATGATCCGTATCAGCTCATAAGCGAATATGACAAGATGCTCGGACTTATTAAAAAAGGAAGCGACAAGGTATGTCACGGTTGTTTCTATAATTTTAAATTCAAGAAAGCCAGAGCTGTTCCGGAAATATCGTTCTTATACAGAGTAAATGGAAAAGAAGTAATCGTTCCGGACGGAGTAGAACTTCCGGGCATAGTAAAGGCTTCAAAGATTTTGGCCGAAGATGCACCAAAGAAAAAGAGCAGAAAAGCTAAGGAGGAATAAAAATGAACGAAGAACAGATTATATTACAAAGGAGGTTATCCAATTTTATTATTCACGATGTCTTCAATACAATATCATCAGACGACATACTCCAGAATCGTAATGGAAAATGGTTTCATAAAGGACAAGAATTATTAGATGGACAAGTGGAGGTGATAAAGAAAGAAGCCAAGAAAATATCGGAAATAGGCACATTTAATATTTTGATGGACGAGGTCAGATATCATGGGAGGCAGGCTCTTGAAAAAGCTGAAACTGAACAGGATATAATATCGGCAAAGATGCTGAGCTACCTTGTGGATGTAATAAAAAGTAAATTAAAAAAGTTAGCAGAATTATAAAACTCCGAAAGGAGATGTCCGAAAGGACTTTAAAATGCCCACTGGTTAAGGCTTCATACCAGATGTCGAAAATGACTATAAAAACAAAGGCTGAACTTGAGGCCTTAAAAAAACAAGATGAAGAGGCAACTGAAGTTAAATCCGAAGAGGAGGAAACCGAAGAAGTCGAATCTGAAGAAGGCGAAAATGAAAGCTCTTCGACAACTGAAGATGAAGAAGTAGATTATAAAACACTATTGCAGGCGGAAAAGGACAGGGCCGAAAAAGCTGAAAGAGCATTGGCTTCTGACCGTTACAATGCTTCTAAGAAGAAGCGTGAAGAGAATACAGATGATGATTCAGATGAGGAAGACAAGCCTCTAACGAAAAAGGATCTGCAAAATCTTCTTGTAAAGGAAAGACAAGCTACTCAGAAAGCCTTTGAGGAGTCTCGAGCTATAGAAATAGCAAGAAAGTTCACCCGCTCAGAAGATGAGGCCAACGCCGCTCTTCTTTACTGGAGAACAAGAGTTGTACCAACAGGAAACCTTGAAGACGATATTCAGTTCGCCGTAGGCGGATTGAACTCAAGAAAGCTCACTGCCGAAAAAGCTGAGCTGATGAGAGCCTTGAGGAACAAGGATAACGTCAATAGAGATTCTGCCGGAACTCACAGAGACGCTTCGATAGGGACTGTTCCTAAACTGTCATCGGGCGATACTGCCGCTTATAAACGAGCAGGATTCGCTTATGATAACGCCACTAAGGTTTGGAAAAAGAAGCTTCCTAACGGAAAATTCTTAGTCAAAGACCCTAGTACTAAAAAAACAATAGTGCAGTAGAAGTTAGATTACAAAAGTTACGGCTATATGCCATAACGATAACTAACGGCAAAGAAAATCAGTAAAATCTGATGGGATTTTGTCGTTTAAAAGTCGTTGAAATTGTTCGTTGAAAATAGTAAAATGTAATTATGAAACATCCAAAGGATTACTTTTTGACCCACGAAGGTAAAGCACCTAATTTTTCTCAAATAAAGAAAGTTTGTCAGACTTTGGGATGTAGATAACGGCAGAGTTCTATGTATTGATTGCCATAAGAAAACAGATACTTACGCAGGGAAAAGTAAGAAAAAATAATTACACTTTACTATTTTCAACAACTTGGGATACGACTTTACAAAACATGAAGGCGGACATCAAAGTAGTTGGACCTATGGCCATCTTCCCTCGCTACATTGTAGCAGGCGGGACAGCCATTAAAGCAGGTGAGCCTGTCCACTCAGTAGCAACATATTCATCCGGTGTCGCTTCCGCTAATACTATGGTATTGGCAGCTGCGGATACACCGGTGATCGGTTAAATTATGTAGCTGATCTAAAATTCTCTCTGATCAATGTCGAAAACCCGGAAGCGGGCAACGATCAAGAACCTTGAAAATTTAATCTTGCAATTAGTAGTAGCATACTGTAAGATGTGTGTATATGAATAAAAAACAATACGCATATCTTGCTGGATTGATGGACGGCGAAGGATGTTTCCATGTAAATTACAATAAGAAACGTGGGACATACCAGTCGCGATTATCAATGACAAACACTAATATGAACCTTATAACATGGTGCACCGCAAATGTTGGTGGAAATTTTTATAAGAGGACGAAGCAGAAAGCTCACTGGAAAGACAAATATGAATGGGTCGCGTGGGGTGATAAAAAAACCTTACTAAAACTATTCAAGGGGATGTTGCCTTTCCTTGTTGGAAAAAGAAAACAGTGTGAAGTTTTAATTGAACTTCAGAACACTGTTGGAAAAACAGCACAAAGACTTTCTGAAGTTGATAAACAAAAAAGAGTTTGGTGCTATGAAGAGATAAAAAGATTAAATTTGACAGGGCTTGCAGAGACTAAGTGAGAGAACGCGAAAGCGAAGCAATAGTCCGAACTATGAAAATAACAAAATAAATCATAGAACTGAGCAGAAATGACTCAGTCCCTATCTGGGGTAACAAATTTGACCCATAATTTCGGAGGCGTGGCCAACGAAGATTCTACCAATGTTGCAGCGGGTACAGTAGCAGAGCAGTGGCTCAACGTAGCTACTCCTGTTCCTAATGTAGGAAGAGTAAGAGGAAAAGCAGAAACAGCCGCTAACGTAGATACCCTCACTGAATTGGCTTTAATCATAATGGACAAGTCCCTTATCGATTACGCCGCAACAGGTGGTTCTGACGGAGGCGAGTTGTACACAATCAAGGATACCGCAGCTGCGGATGTTAACGGGTTAATCCTTGTTAACGGAAACACAGCTTTGCAGACTCTTGATGCCGTAGTAGACGCTAGAGCATTTATGCTTGACGTAACGACGTAACATAATTATAAATTAATCTTAATTCTGTAAACGGAGAAATCTAATAGCAGGATTATGCAATTGAAAATGAATTTTCAAGGAGGACACACATTCGCTCTATCTCCAGATGCATAAAATGATGTGCATTCCTACAGTAATGTAGGTAATAAAAAATCTTCTCTAATCAATGACGAAAATCCTGAAGAGGACTACGTTCAACAAGCGAAAGCAGTTGCAGAGATCAAGCGAGAAGGCTCCTAGAAATAGGAAGATGCAATGATCCGACCTACCGCAATAACAAAAAGAAACGGTAGAGATAGGTAGAAATATCCTATCCGCCTCTAATGAGGCAGTAACAATTTTGGTCAAACAGAGATAGACAGCGTATTGTTTGAGAAATACCAGAGACTTCAACAGCCTGGCTATCTCTCAGCGCAGGATCCGTGGTTCTTCAAACAGTCAGCTTCACCGCTTGTCGGCTACACTTGGGATGAAGATTCCAATGTAGGCGGATTCGATGAAGTAGACGAGCAGGAAGAAATCACAGATTCTGATACACTTATCGGTAATACAAAGACCGTTAAGATGCAGAAGTGGATGAAGCAAATTCCGGTATCTGTAGAGGCCTTTAAAGCCGATGCAGTCGGGAAGAGAGCAAAGATTGGAGAGCAGATGGGAGATAGAGCAAGACTCACACAGGACAAGAAAGCAATCTTGAATACCTATGGAGATGCTTTTAGCGGAAGTGTTAACACCACGCCCGATGGAGATGCCCTCGCAAGCGCTTCTCACACGACTTTGAAAGGCGTAAATGTAGATAACTTGGAATCCGGTCTTATGTCTCCGGATAACTTGTGGACACAGATTCAGACACTCGCAAATATGAAAGCACAGGACGGCGAGGCTGGTTCTTATGTCTTCGAAGGTATATTAGTTCCGTTTATTCTTTACAAGACTGTAAAGGAAACTATGGACTCGACATTAGCACCATTCTCAGGAGAAAATCAGGTAAACTTCTTTGATACAGTTTACGGCACAGTAAGAATTGCCGCATCTATATTCTTGGGTTCAACCTACAACTCCTACGCGAACGCTAATACCGCTTACCACGTTCTTTCCTCTCAGCACTCCATAAACAGAAAAACATTTATGGATTTGTCCACAGACTTGATTGACCCTACAAAGTCATCCAACGATTCTTGGGCATATAGAGCAAGATTTATGGAAAGACACTTCCCAGAATCTTGGAACGGTTCTGTACACAGCACAGGAGCTTCCGCATCATAATCATTATCAAAAATCGCAATAACTATAAAACATAATGAATAAAAATCTTATATTTGTAGTATCTATGATTGCGATATTGGTTATCGCAGTCGGAGGATATATATATCCCCTTCAGCCGGATATCGACGCTGCACTTGGTGCGTTCGACATCCCTACAAGGTTTCCAAACGGACACCTTGACACGAATGGCGGATATTACGTTGATGGTACAGTTATCATCAATGGAAGCGGGGCTTTAACACCGACAACAATCAGTGCCACAGGAGCTGTGGACTTTGATTCTACTCTTAATGTTGATGGGACTACTAACGTAGAACTATTTACATCAGGAGGTGGAGTACTTTCGACTAGTACAGAAAGTACTGCTATGGTGCCAACCGCCGCTACGTTTAACTACGGGTTAATTCAAGTAACACCTGAAGTAGCAGACCTTACTTATACTTTCCCCGCATCTTCTACAATGTCGGCTATTGTTCCGAATGCAGGAGATGTTAGGACTGTCGTAATTTACAATGCCACAACCACAGCAGGGATTGATGTAATCTTTGCCGCAGGCGCTGGTATGGAAATAAAAGGTACCGGGTCAACTCCACTAACAATAGACGAAGCTTCTATGGGAACTTTGACATTCGTTAGAAAGGCAAATTCAGACATCTTGGTTTTTGTAAACCCAGCTGTTGCAGACTAGCTGAATTCACTTTATCCCTTTTCCTTTGAAAAGGGATAGTGATGAGTTCGGCTTAATTATAAATTTAATAATAAAACAATGGAGAAACTTAAATTAGCAATCGCGGGAATACTTGTAGCTTTAGCATCCTATTTAATAGGCGGTTCTTCCGTACCCGCTAAGTTGGGTATGACAAGCAGATCGCAGGCTTCTTGCAATGTGAGAGTGTCTACAAAAGCAGTCGTAGGCAATGAATCATCCGCAACAATATTGTCCGCTCATCCAAACAGAGCGTGGGCAAGAATACAACAGCCGGCAAACGCCACCAACACGGTATATCTTTCTTTTGATGAAGGTGCTTCGGCGGTATCCGGTAGCGGTATGTTTTTAACAGACGGGATAACTGTGATAGGTTACGCTTCTTCCACTTTGGACAACGTGGTTTTCGGTTTGAATACAGATATGCCGTATAACGGCGCTGTAACAGGAATCACAAATACAGGGAGTACTACCGTTTTGGTAACAGAATGTATCTTTTAAGTTATAATATAAATAATTGTAGATGAAAGAAAAAGAGACACAATTTAAAAAAGAATCTATACCTTGGAACAAAGGTAATAAGAAATATTCTGATAAAGAATGTGTAATTTGTGGTTCTAAATTTTATAATAGAAGAAAAGATAGTAAATGTTGTTCATTTGATTGTAGAAACAAACTGTTATCTAAGTGCCACGCTCACCATCCCCGTAAAAGAGAAAAAGAAAAACAATTAGTTCCAACCTTTTTGAATTTATTAGCAATAAAAACAATAATTTGATAACAATACAATCTTTTGAACAGCATCTCCTTGGAATGAGTCATGGGGGGAC